GGGGCCCGTTCGGTCTACACCGAGGTGCGCAGACAGTGCCTGCTGTGAATTCTCATCACTACAGCACCACTGGATTGAGAGCGATTGGAGATCACCAATCGAGTGACAAATTCGACACAGCGGAGTGATCCACCATGAGAAGCTCATCACTAAGCAAAACAATTTCACAAATGTCTTCGAGGTCACAAAGACCAATACCATACGTTTCAGTACACCAATCCCGGAAGCAGTCATCAGAGATGAGAACCTCCTCGCTTTTGATGGCGGGGATGATGTTAACCAGATCGATGCCAGATGTTTTGGCTACCCAACTAAGGTCATCCAGGGACAACCGAGAGGAATCCTCCAACACGAAACGCTGGAGAAAGAAATCCCTCATGAAGGGTACGTGGCGAAATTCATATGCATAGCTAAGGCTCTTGCCCGCCATATACTGGGAAGAACTCTTGTCTTGACGGTAAAGAGCCCTAGCATTAAAGCGGGCAATGGCCTTACCCAAAAGGGGAACCATGCAAGGAATTTCGGCATCAGCAAAGAGCCGCTTTGAAAGAAACGTGGCCTCACCATTAAGGCGAGGGGCTTTGGCTTTCAAAACCATACGAAAGCGTGAAACACAATCAACCCACGCCTGCAAATCCATGGCAGCGTTGAGACGGCCAAGCAGATCGTCGCCAAGCACAAGTGCTCGGCCACGCAGCTTTTGACGCGCCACGGCCGTTGAAAACATCAAAATGTTGTAAACGGTATTGCGGACGGTTGTTGAAGTTGTGCCAGTGGGTAGCTGGTTCTCCAGTTTGGCCTGGAGACCGAAAGCCCGGCTTTGAACATGAAATTTATTAAGCTCCATAAGGAGCCTACGCAACCAAGGGGGCATGCGAATGGCGAGCAAAAACTTGTCGAAAAGGATATGGACCCTTTTCCTTTGGTGCTTGTCATTCGCGCTATAATCCCCCTCGACTGTATGTCCAAGGCCAGAGTCTTCGGTGATAAAACCGGCGAGTTGGACGTCATTTTTCTTGTAAGCAGTACAATACGTGACGGTTCCAATTGGTTGGGAAGAAAGGACCAGCTCGAGGCGCTCCATAGCTACCATCATGGCAGGACCAGTGACGGCGTTGAAAGCATCGTTGCCAGCAAAGATAATTCGGGGAGCCCAGGAACTATCATTGCGTTTCAAAAGCACCTCATGTTTAACAGAGAGGTCCTTAGTACCCAAATATTTATAACTGCAATCGGAAACGGTATGCATAGCATCCGCCATTCGTGCCTGTTTACAAGCATCGAACTTACGCATCCACTTGGCCCTGTCCGCCTCATTTTCATCCCAATCAGCGAACTGACGGGAATCCAATGAGTCCAGCAAAGCCATAGCGTCGTAGAACTCAGCATCCAATATGTCATCGGAATGCTTTGTGTTGCACCTTTTGTTGAAAGCAGCCATGAAAGAATCGTAATCAGAACCAGTCACCACGGGCACCTGCTCAGAAAGCAGAGGCCCGCACTGGTTGAGCGGATTACTCATCGCGACAAAGCGCTTTGGACATTCGAAGGTTTGTTCGCACGGAACCTCCAAATGGTAAGTGCGTTCTGTAGTGACCCTAAGATGCCCAGAAAGATCGTGAATAGACACATCCTCCTCTGGAGCAAACTCATGACTGACCACCACGAGCGGGTGATCGGCCGGGGCCCCGGAACCCCGCACCCTTCGCATGAAGTGGGGGTTCCGGACCATATCGCAGTTAGTTAGTTAGTTGGTTAGTTAGTTGGTTGGTTAGTTGGTTGATGTCGGTTA